CGAAGAAGTCATCATTCCTTACGGGGCGTCAAACATTTACGTCTCCGAGCGCGTGACCCATATCATGCGAAAGACGGAAAACGAGATCAAAAAGCTGCAAGTTGCAGGTTTTTACCGTGATGTAGAGTTAGGAGAGCCTGTAAGATTCTTCTCTGATATTGAGAAGAAAAAGGCTGAAGAGCAGGGGTACTCACTCACGGACGATGATCGTTATCAAGTCCTTGAGATCCACGTCGATTGGGATTTTGGGGAAGATGAAAATGGACTCGCGCTCCCGTACATCATCACGATTGAACGCGGCACCAACACTGTGCTGGCTATTAGGCGGAACTGGGACGAAGACGACAAGCGACGTCTCAAACGGCAGCACTTCGTTCAGTACACCTACGTCCCTGGGTTCGGGGCTTATGGACTGGGATACATCCACATCATCGGCGGTTATGCCCGTGCTGGTACATCTATCATCCGACAACTGGTCGATGCAGGAACCCTGAGCAATCTTCCAGGTGGTTTGAAGTCCCGTGGTCTTCGGATCAAGGGCGACGACACCCCCATCGCTCCGGGTGAGTTCCGTGACGTGGATGTTCCTTCCGGTGCGGTTCGTGACAACATCATGCCACTGCCGTACAAGGAGCCGAGCCAAGTTTTGGCTGCTCTGCTGGAGCGCATCACCGAAGAAGGTCGGCGCCTTGCTGCCATTGGGGATTTGAAGATCTCCGACATGTCGGCGCAGGCCCCCGTGGGGACAACGCTGGCAATCCTTGAGCGCACGCTCAAGACGATGTCTGCCGTTCAGGCACGGACTCATGCAAGTCTGCGGATGGAGTTCAAACTCCTCAAGCAGATCATCCGCGACTACATGCCGCCGGACTACGAGTACACACCGCAAGGCGGTGACCGGCTGGCAAAGCAGTCCGACTACGACGTCGTCGAGGTCATCCCGGTCAGCGATCCTAACGCAGCCACGATGGCTCAGCGGATCATGCAATACCAAGCTGCGATCCAGCTTGCTCAGGGTGCTCCTCAGATTTACGACCTGCCTCAGCTTCACCGGCAGATGCTGGAAGTTCTCGGTATTAAAAATGCCGATAAATTAGTTGCAATTCCTGAAGATCAAAAACCGCGTGATCCAATTAGCGAAAACATGAATGCTCTGCGTGGTACGCCACTAAAAGCATTTATATATCAGGATCACGACGCGCATTTGGCAACGCACCAATCTTTCATGCAGGACCCGATGATTCAAGCAACCATCGGTCAAAGCCCTGCCGCACAGCAGGTCATGGGCGCTCTTCAGGCGCACATAGCAGAGCACCTTGGGTTTCAGTACCGCAGGCAGATCGAAGAGCGTCTTGGGGCTCCTCTGCCGGCTCCTGATGCGGAGCTTCCCCAAGAGATTGAGGTCCAGTTGTCGCGTCTGGTGGCTCAGGCTGGCACGCAGTTGACTCAGATGCATCAGCAACAGGCGGCTCAACAACAAGCCCAACAGCAAGCCCAGGATCCTCTGGTGCAGATGCAGCAGGCCGAGTTGCAGATCAAGCAGACCGAGGTCCAGCGCAAGGCGCAGAAAGACCAGATCGACGCTCAGATCGCGCAGCAGAAGTTGCAGCTTGAGGCGCAAAGGTTAGCACTTGAGGCCCGCAACAAGGGCGGCGAAGACCCTCGCCTAAAAGCTATGATCGCGCAGCAAGAGATGCAGCAGAAGACAGCCCAAGCGCAGCAGGAGCTTCAGCATAAAGAGCAGGTGCATCAGCAAAAAATGCGCCAGCAACAGCAGCAAGCTGCACTCAAAGCTCAGCAACAAGCACGGCAGGCCATGCTGCAAGCAGCCAACCCTAACCGAGGTAAGAAGTGAGCAAAATTTTTGTAAGCATCGCTTCTTACTGTGATCCTCTGTTGCCAAAAACAATCCAAAACGCTCTGGAAAATGCAAGGTATCCAGAGCGGCTGTCTTTTGGTGTTGTTGAGCAAAGTGACGTAAGGTACATAGATCAGTTAAGCGAGCAAGAAAAAAAGCAAGTCAGGCTTATATCAATTGATAAACAGCAATCAAACGGAGCTTGCTGGGCAAGATCTCTTGTTACTTCATTGCAAAACGAAGAAGAGTGGTTTTTTCAAATAGACTCTCATACTGTGTTTGATAAGTATTGGGATGTGTGTTTGTTAAGCGCTTGGCTTGATTGCGTTCAAAAATCAAAAAAACCTTATATAAGCGGCTACCCACATCCTTTTCAAATAAAAAATGGAGAGGTAGTCAAAGTAAAAGCTACTGAAAATATTATAGCTAATGTTATTGTTAAAGATAAAACTTTTACAGAAAAAGTTATAGATCTTTCTTTCCACTCTGTTCTTGTTGATAGGCAGGAGCCAATCATGGGCTTCCATGTAGCGGCAGGTTGTATCTTCGCGCCAAGCAGGCTAATCAACCAAGTTCCTTATGATCCAAACATGTACTTCCATGGGGAAGAATCTTCTTTTGCTTTGAGGTCCTATACGCATGGATGGGATGTGTTCCATGTTCCTCAATTGCCTGTTTATCACTATTACGATACAGGACCAGAACTAGAAGTAAAAAGAGTGAAGCACTGGTCAGAAGAAGAAAACACACAACGACAAATTAAATGGACAAAAATGAACACAAAAGCTAATTTGCGAATGGAAAGTTTAATAAAAAATAGAGACATGGGTGTTTATAGTTTAGGCAACCAAAGGTCTTTGCAGGAATACGCAGATTACTGCGGAATTGATTACCAAAAACGTGAAATACATTCAAAGGCTTACTCTGGCCCTTGGGAAAAGGTGTAAACATGGCAACCACTGCGTTTTCCGTGGTACTGAAAGAACTTGAGGAACGGCGGGATTCACTCGCCCAGGCCCTCATTTCCGGTGCCGCGAAGGATTACTCCGAGTATCGGAGTCTGTGCGGCGAGATCCGCGGGTTATCTCACGCACACACATACATCGTTGATTTAGTCAAAAGACTGGAAAACGACGATGAGTGAAAAAATTTGCATTAGTTGTTGCAAAACAAAACCATTAGATCTTTTTACAAAAAGTAATAAGAGTAAAGATGGAACACGCAATAAATGCAAAGAATGCTCAAATGAAGCATTACGTGACTCTGTTAGAAAGTACAGAGCAAACAACCTTGAAAAGATACGTTTACAACAAAAAGAAAAATACCACGAAAACATAGAGCTTGGAAGAGAAAAACAAAGAGAGAAATATAGGGCTAACGTTGATAGGCGCAAGCAGAGTGCCAAAACGTATGCTTTAGAAAACATGGAAAAGCGTCGCGCATGGGACAGGGCTTGGCGTGCCGTAAATTCAGAACACAACAAAGAAAAGTTAAAAAAACGTCGTAGTCTGTTGAAGGGACTGGATGGTTTTGATCGTTTTGTTTTGGACGAGGCTGCACAACTTTGCGTTCTTAGGCAATCAACCACAAAAATATTGTGGGAGATAGACCACATTGTCCCGGTGTCAAAGGGAGGAACAAGTGTGTTTTCAAACATACAGGTTGTTCCAAAAACTTGGAACGCTTCTAAGGGCGCAAGGCATACAGATCGGTTTTTAGGTTAGGGGTTTCGAGGGTGCCCCACTTCACCTTCTGCTTGGAAAGAAACTGACGATGAGTGAAATTCTCCTAACGGACGGCAATACCGTCACTGAGCTTCCTGAAACCGAGGAAGAAAAAGCACGGCAAGTGCCGGATCCTGTGACGTACCACATTCTCTGCATGGTTCCAAAAGCAGACGATGAGTACGAAAGCGGGCTTCTGAAAGCTGGACAGACGATGCACTACGAGGAGCTTTTGTCCCCCGTACTGTTTGTCGCCAAGATGGGTCCTGATGCATACCGAGATCCGCTGCGTTTCCCGAGCGGACCTTCATGCAAGGTGGGGGACTTTGTCTTGGTTCGTCCCAACACGGGCACCCGGCTGAAGATCCACGGTACTGAATGGCGCCTGATCAATGACGATAGTGTTGAAGCTGTTGTTCAAGATCCTCGCGGCGTGAAACGCGCATAAGGAGTAACAGATGTCTTATGAAACGTTCAAGTTTCCAGATGAAGTAGAGGGAAAGAAGGACGACGATATTCAGGTAGAAGTAGAGGGATCCGAAACCGAAGTTGAGGTTGTAGACGACACGCCAGAGGATGATCGTGGCCGTCCACCAATGAAGGAGCCTCCTGCCGAAGTCACGGACGAAGAGCTTGAGAAGTACAGCGAGAGCGTCAAGAACCGCATCAAGCACTTCTCAAAGGGCTACCACGAAGAGCGGCGAGCCAAAGAGGCTGCTTTGCGTGAAAAGGAAGAGGCGATTCGTCTCGCTCAAGCACTGGCCGAGCAGAACAAGAAACTGCAAGGATCAGTCGGGCAGAACCAGCAGGCGCTTCTTGAGCAAGCCAAACGAGTGGTTGCGGCCGAGGTTGACAAGGCCAAGCAAAAACTTAAGGAGGCCCACGAATCTGGTGATACTGAAGCCTTTATTGCGGCGCAGGAAGAACTTACTGCGGCAAAGATTAAGGCAGAACGTGTAGCCAATTTCAAACCGCCTGTTGCGAAGCCAGCGCAATCTGTGGTAAAAACTGAGCCAACGGTGGCGCCGCCACCCCCTGTGGATCAAAAAGCCCGTGCGTGGCAAGAAGCCAATCCGTGGTTTGGTCCAAACAGAGGGATGACGGCTTTTGCTCTGGCAGTCCACCAGGACCTTGTGGATGAAGGTGTAGATACTACTTCTGACACGTACTATGGCCGAATCAATAAAGCTGTACGTGACAGGTTTCCGGACGCTTTTTCCTCCGATAAACCAAGGAAGTCTGTCGTGGCACCTGCAACGCGCAGCGTAGCGCCTAAAAAGATCACGCTGACGCAATCACAAGTCAACATCGCCAAGCGTTTGGGCCTGACGAATGAGCAGTATGCCCGCGCTGTAGCAGAGCAAATGAGGAACGAAAATGGCTGAAGAATCTACCCGAGTTTCCCGCGAAGCAAGTTCGCGTGC